AAGGCTGCTGGAAAGTGGAGTACTAGTGCTGGGGGCCAGTATTATGCTGCTGGCGTGGGTGGCGCTTTGGCTGGGCGTGGTGCTGACCTATTCGTTATCGACGATCCTCACTCGGAACAAGACGTAAAAGCCAACAGTCGTCTAGCGTTTGACACGGCGTGGAGCTGGTTCCAAACAGGCCCGTTGCAGCGTCTGATGCCGGGGGGCGCGATCATTGTCATCATGACCCGCTGGGGGCCGTTGGACTTGACTGGGCGGCTGATCCAGTATCAGGTGAGCAACCCCGACTCCCCACGCTGGGAGATTGTAGAACTGCCAGCCATCCTGCACGAGGACACGGACAATGAGAAGTCGCTCTGGCCGGAGCAGTGGCCGCTGGAGGCGTTGAAGTCTGCCAAGTCCTCGATGGATCCCCGGTATTGGAACGCGCAGTACATGCAGCAGCCGACCAGTGACACGGCGGCGGTTATCAGCAGAAAGCAATGGCGCATCTGGCAATCAGACGAGCCCCCTCAGTGCGAGTACATCATCCAGTCATGGGATACGGCCCATGAGACCAAGAGCACGTCCGACTACAGCGCCTGCACGACGTGGGGCGTCTGGTACAACGAGGAAGAAAACGACAAACCCCAGCTCATCTTGCTGGACGCTTTCAAGGACAGGATGCCCTTTCCTGAACTCAAACAGATTGCGTTCAAGCATTGGAAGGAGTGGCAGCCCGATGCGTTCATTGTGGAGAAGAAAGCCGCTGGTGGGCCGCTGATTCAAGAGCTACGCAACATGGGCATCCCCGTACAAGAATTTACACCCAGCCGTGGAAACGATAAGATGGTGCGTGTCAATGCTGTAGCCGACATGTTTGCGTCAGGCTTGGTATGGGCTCCCGACACTCGCTGGGCGCGTGAAGTGATTGAAGAGGTCGCGGCTTTCCCAGTGGGCGAGCACGATGACTTTGTGGACACGACCACGCAGGCACTCCTGCGATTCAGACAAGGCGGATTCATCCAGCTCGACACCGATGAGAAGGATGAGCCACTGTATTTCAAGCGCCGAGCGGCGTACTATTAAAGGCACAAAATGGCAACAAACATCGACAAGGCCCTGTACCAGAACCCCGTGGGGATTGAGGACGCAGCTCTCAACGAAGAGGCTATCGAGATTGAGATCATTGATCCCGAGCAGGTAAACATCCACGCAGGTGACCTTGACATCAGCATCACCCCCACTGAGCCTGAGTTCGACATGAACTTGGCCGAGGACATGGACGAGGGTGAACTCCAGACACTGGCTGGCGACTTGGACGGTGATATTGAGAACGACAAGAACTCCCGCAAGGACTGGGAGAAAGCCTACGTCGAGGGCATCAAGCTGTTGGGCCTTCAGTACGAGGAGCGCACAGAGCCTTGGAACGGAGCCTGTGGCGTGTTCCACCCTATGATTACCGAGGCCGTGGTGCGCTTCCAGTCTGAGGCAATCATGGAGGCGTTCCCAGCCCAAGGGCCGGTGCGTACAAAAATTCTGGGCAAGCAGACTCCTGAGAAGCAGTCAGCGTCCGTGCGGGTTGAGAATGACTTGAACTACGAGCTGACAGAAGTCATGCGCGAGTTCCGCCCAGAGCATGAGCGCATGCTGTGGAGCCTGCCAGCCACCGGTTCAGCATTCAAGAAGGTGTACTTCGACCCAAGCTTGGATCGCCAAGTGTCGATGTTCATCCCAGCAGAAGACATCATCCTGCCCTACGGCGCGACAGACTTGGACACCTGCTACCGCGTGACACACGTCATGCGCAAGACCAAAAACGAGATCGTCAAGCTCCAGCAAGCGGGCTTCTACCGCGACATCGAGCTGCCAGACACCGACAAGAGCCAGACAAACATCCAGAAAGCCAAGGACAAAGAGACTGGCTTCAGCGACATGAACGACGACCGGTACACACTGTATGAGTGCCACGTTGACTTGAACTTGCCCGGATATGAAGACAAAGACGATGACGACGAAGAGACCGGCATTGCGTTGCCATACGTAGTTACCCTAATTAAAGGTACAAACGAGATTCTGGCCATTCGCCGCAACTGGAAAGAAGACGACATCCTGCGCCTCAAGCGGCAGCACTTTGTCCACTACCAGTACATCCCCGGCTTCGGAGCCTATGGCTTCGGTCTGTTCCACCTGATCGGTGGATACGCCAAGTCGGCCACCAGCATCATCCGCCAGTTGGTTGATGCAGGAACATTGTCAAACCTGCCCGGTGGCCTGAAGTCTCGTGGCCTACGCATCAAAGGAGACGACACACCCATCGCCCCCGGCGAGTGGCGAGATGCAGACGTAGGCTCTGGCAACATCCGCGACAGCATCCTGCCCCTGCCATATAAAGAACCGTCAATGGTTCTGTCGGGCCTGTTGGACAAGATTGTGGACGAAGGCCGTCGTTTCGCAGCAACAGCGGACATGAAGGTCAGCGACATGTCTGCGCAGGCTCCGGTGGGCACAACACTGGCTCTGCTCGAGCGCCAGCTCAAGATCATGTCAGCCGTGCAAGCGCGTATGCACTACAGCTTCAAGCAGGAGTTGAACCTGCTAGCCGACATCATCAAGGACTACACAGACCCTGACTACGACTACGACCCAGACAGCGATGCCCCACGCAAAGCCAAGCGGGAAGACTACGCACACATTGACATCATCCCCGTGAGCGACCCCAACGCGGCCACCATGAGCCAGCGCGTTGTGCAGTACCAAGCCGTGATCCAGATGGCTCAGATGGCCCCTGAGATTTACGACTTGCCCAAGCTCCACCGTGGGATGCTTGAGGTGCTGGGTATCAAGGATGCCGACAAGCTTGTGCCCCTGCCTGACGACATGAAGCCTCGTGACCCAGTGGCCGAGAACATGGCGGTTCTCAAGGGCGAGCCGGTCAAGGCGTTCTTCTACCAAGATCATGAGTCCCACATCAAGGTACACATGTCCGCGATGCAAGACCCCATCGTCATGCAGTTGATTGGCCAGAACCCCAAGGCTCCACAGTTGCAAGCGGCCATGATGGCCCACGTTGCCGAGCACGTTGGCTACGCATACAAGATGAAGATTGAGCAGCAGTTGGGTATGCCCTTGCCCCCTGAAGACGAGAAGCTGCCGCCCGAGATTGAGATGCAGTTGTCGGCCATGATGGCCCAAGCGGCACAGCAGGTTCTTCAACAGAGCCAAGCGCAAGCGGCTCAACAGCAAGCCCAGCAGCAACAGCAAGACCCGATGGTTCAGATGCAGCAGCAAGAGTTGCAGCTTAAGCAACAAGAGTTGCAGCTTAGAAGCCAAGAAGTTCAAGGCAAGTTGCAGATCGAGCAACAACGCTTGCAGATGGACAGCATGGCCAAGATGGAGCAGGCAAAGCAAGCTGAGAAAAAACTTCAGATCGACGCACTGGAAAAAACAGGCAAGTTGAAGATGGAGAAACAACGCCAGAATCAATCGGCGTTGGTTGAAGCGGGTCGGCTGAGTAATCAGCGAACCCAGATGTTTAACAAGAATCAACAGAAGGAGAAGCCTAAACAATGATCGCTGAATTCGCACGCGTATTGCGCGAACAAATACGCACCGACATGAACAACTACGCCGATGACTTGGCTGGTGGGATGTGTCGCAACTTTGACGAGTACCAAAAACTTTGCGGAGTCATTCAGGGTCTGGCCACCGCAGAGCGCTATCTAATCGACCTTGCTGAGAAAGTGGAAAAAGCAAATGAGTGAACTCGTTCTAGAACCGGGGCAGTTCGCCCTGCCTGAAGCCATCCAACCCATCGACGCTCCCGAGCAAGATGCAGACGATGAAACTAAAGCCACGATGCTCCCAACCCCCACGGGCTGGAAGTTGTTGTGTGCTGTACCAGAGGTCGATGAAAAGATCGCTGGCACAAGTCTCGATTTAGTTCGAGATGCCACAACCATGCGACAAGAAGAAAGCGCCACAACCGTTTTGTTCGTGTTGAAGGTTGGCCCAGACGCGTACAAAGACCAGACCAAGTTCCCCGGTGGCCCGTGGTGCAAGGAAGGTGACTTCGTACTCGTTCGTACATATTCCGGTACGCGATTCAAAATTTTCGGAAAAGAGTTTCGACTGATTAATGACGATCAGATTGACGCTGTTGTGCAAGACCCTCGCGGACTTACCCGCGCATAAGGAGTAGAAATGGCAGAGCAATATAAATTTCCTGACGAGCTCGATAACGACAAAGTCCAAGTAGAAGACGATGTTGAGATTGAAATCGTAGATGACACGCCCATACAGGATCGTGGCCGCAAACCGTTGGACAGAGAGATTGAAGACCCCA